GGCGCTTGCCCGCTTCCTTCGAAGCCCCATCGGACTCCGCGCGCAGCGGATCGAGGATCGTGGCGGCCGATACCCGCTTGATCTCGGTCAGTGAACGAATATCGGTCATAACAATCTCCCTGAGAAAACGCTGTGCGTGTTGAGTTGAGGGTTACTGAACCTTGAGGGCGATGGCCTTGGTGCCGACCACCTCCATGACTCGCACGACCGGGACACCGGCCACGGGAGCCACGTTCTTGACTTCGCCGCTGCCCGCGCCGACGAGGGTCGAGCCGACCGCGACGACGAAGGTCGACGTCAGGCCCGCCTTGATCGGCAGTTCATTGGCGAAGTGGAACGCTGCGGTACCGACCACGACACCTTCCTGGACGCGGTTCTCGAACGTTTCGAGGCGCGCGTGGATGGGGTCGCCGTCACCGGCCAGCTTGAAGGTGTTGGCCGCCGTCGTATCCTGCGTGAGGGCCTTGCCCACATCCGCAGCCGTGACAGAACCGGAGAGGAGTACCGTGAACTGGTACGCCTCCATGAAGTAGCCCTTGAAAGTGACGCCCTGACCGATCGGCATGGTAGCCTCCTATTTCGAGTGTTTGACTTGCTGCAGGACTTACTTCGACGTCTTGAAGGCGTCGAGGCGAGCCTGCGTCTGAGCCTGCGTCTGGCCCTGGTTGGCGACACCGCCCGCCGGGATCAGCTTGTGGACCGAGTCGGTCGTGGCCTTGAGAGCAGCCACCAGACCCTTGACGTCGGCCGGGATGTCCTTGTCTTCCAGCGGCTTGCCGAGGGCGACGGAGGCCGCCTTCAGCTGCTCGGTCAGGAACACCTTCGTCTCGTCGACCTCGGCGGTGAGCGCCGTGTTGGCGGCGGTCAGCGTCTCGACCTGCTTGGCCGGACCCGTCTGGGCCGCTTCCAGTTCCTTGACGCGGGCCTCGGACGCCGTCAGGCGGGCCGTGAGGTCCGTGTTGGTCGCCGTCAGGCTGGTGTTGGCCGCCTTCAGGGTCGCATTCTCGGAGGCCGAAGCGGTGAGATCGGTGACCAGCTTGTTGAAATCGGGGACAGACATGGCTTCATCCTTCACAGTAGCAAATAGGGTGGTCGCATCCGGCACTTTTCCGGTGGCTGCCAACTTCTGATAGTCGTCGGCACCGAGTAGAGCCTTTGTACGACCGACGATCTTGGGCTTATCGGCTGCACCAGCGGAAACTAGACTAAGCTCCATCCAGCGGTCAAGGCCTTTTAGTTGAACATGCACGCCATCCTTGCCGATGGTGTGGTCGTTCTCACAGACCTGATCGAAGAAGTTCATCATCGTCGCTTTGTCACTCGCGTAGTCGAAGCCACACGCGGAACAAAGGATGTGCTTGGGACGGACTCCAACGGACACTTCGTCGATCACACCCGTGTCCAGCTTGGAAATCAGGTCGACCTCGGTGAGCGGCAGATAGAACTGAGCCCGCAGCTCGGGCTGGCCCATCTCGTCGGCAGTGATACCGGCGTAGAAGGTCTTGCCGACCGGATGTTCCATGCCCTGAAGGTGCATGTTGTGGAGCGGCACGCCGCCCTTGGCCGGAACACCGGCCATCTCGGCGAGCAGGCTCGCGTCGATCACACCCTTGTGGAAGATCGAACCACGCTTGCTGAGCGGACGAGTATTGGCGGCGATGGTTTCGAACACCGCGATCTTCGTCACATCGATCTCGGACCCGGCCGCCGCATGAATGCGAGCCTGGATCTCATCGGTCATTTCGAGACGCTTTGCCATGATGACCTCTTACTTGGCTTTGTCGGTGCGTGCAACATTTGGTTTCGGAGTGGACTTGCTCTTCGCCGCTTTGCTGCTGGAGTTCGGAGTGACGGCTCGACCCATCGGATCGGCGTTGGGACTTGCATTGCTGGCGGTCGAGCTGCCCGATCCAGCCGTCATGAAGCCGGTGCCCGACAGTTCGTCGATCCCGTCCGGCTTCGGTCGACCGAACATTTCCAGGTGGAACTCATTGTCCGTGATCGCACCGATGGACAGGAGTTCGAGCAGACGCTGCTGCTTCATCAGACGCTGGGGTTCGAGTTCGAGTTCCGAGCGCAGCTCGACCTTCTCAAACTCGACGTCGACGTATCCGTTGAAGCCCTGAAGCCGCATCATCAGCGTGAGGATGTTGCCGTACAACTCGGCGATGGGCTCGTTCAGACTATCTGCATTGAAGGCGAAGATAGTCGCCTCGACCGAGGCGGTGTTCACGCCACTGTCGCCACGACCGATCAGGGTGGCCATGACCTTCAGGGCCGCTTGGTTCTGACCATTCAGCACCTCGATCACGCTGTCGATGTTGATCGACATGCCCGGCGCGTCGGCATTCAGCGTCGTGGCCTCGACCGCGTCCGTGCTGACGAAGCTCTCGTCGACCCGCAGTCCGGCGATCTTGGCGCGAATTTCGCTGAACCGGTCGTTGACGTAGGTCTTCAGCTTGGCGTTGTCGATCTTCACATCGGGCGGGGCCGACTTGATGATGACCTCTTCCAGCACCTTAATATGCAGGCGCGGATAGCCCGAAACCTGCATGATCCGGTAGAGATCATTCACGATCTGCGTGCGCGCGGCGACCGTGTTGATCACCGATACGAACGGCGAGTAGGTGTAGATGTTGGTCGGGTCCTTGCGGAACCACGTCATGAAGAAGGTCGGGATGTCCAGGCTGATGCTCTGCTGACTGCCCGGCACGGCCTGTGCAGGCTTGTACTGGCCCGGCGTACTCTCGACCCACTCCAGCGACTTCGGATCCACCAGACGGATCTCGGTCGGCAGCAGGTTCTTGTTGACCACCAGTTCCGCGCCGCACCCGCCGCGCATCAGGATCATGTAGCGAATCTGCTCGCTCAGACCGTACAGGCTCTGGTTGATCTGGAAGCCCAAGGTGTAGTCATTGCGGCCAGTCATGAACTGCAGGAGCTGCATCAGCTGGGTCTGGCCCTTGGAGTCGAGCTGACCCTTCTGGTCATAGACCAGCATCTTGAGCTTCTGGTTCGCGACCGTGAGGTAGGAGTTCACGGCGGCCGAGACGTCCGGATCGAACTTGATCAGCTTCTGCAGCAAGTCTTGGCTGCTGGCAGTTGACCGCTCGGTCAGGAGGTCTTCAATATGGTCCCGGTAGGCGGGCGCGGAGAGGACTTGACCGGCGTTCGAGGGGTTGAACGTTCCGGTAGCCGACACGCCAGTAGGATTGCCCTTACCCTTCGGTAGGACAAAGCCTAGGACGTCGGTGAGTTTGGAAAGGGCGGCCATCTATCATCCCGAATGTCTGAGTCGTTGTAACCGTTTTGCACGAGCTTCGGCAACGGCTTTGTTTCCGGGCACTTGTTGCTCTTCTCCAAATTGGCCCTGCGAGGAAGGATTTGTAGATTAGCCGTTACGTGAAGTCCACAACTCTTCTTTCCTTTCAACGGGTAAACATGGTCAACCTGATGTTTGACCTTTGTGTTCTTCGAAATGATTCGAGCCAGCCAGTAGAAGGCGAGAATGCCCTCGCGCTCTTGCCAGCCGTCTACGCCTCTCCTCGCGCGCATCGCCGCTCGGCGTTCGGCCGCCCAGATTACGGCGTCAGGGTTCTTCGCCAGCCAGCGTTGACCTCTCGCGCGATGTTTTGCGACGTGCAACTTATCGTAGGCTGTTCTGTTGTTTGAAAGACACACGACACAAGTGCTGTTTGAAACCATGCGGGCAGCAACATGTCCCCTAACGCAGGGTTTGCCGGTGTAGTATGTCTTCAATCCTTGAGCTAAGGCTTCCTTCTTGGATACCTTAGCCGAGTGGTCCATTTGATGCGTTCTTCTTCGGCTTGTTGAACTGAATCATTTGGTGTTGAGCCATTTCAGCAGATCCAAACAGAATGTTCGAGCGCAGGTCTTGATCTTCGGCGAGGTCGACGATCTCCCGCACACGCGGTGCAATCAGCACATACGCGATAGCATGGAAGAAGTGATCCGATCCAGAGAGCTTCTTCCAGACCGCCGCCTTCTCGGGCTCTTCCTCACGCACCATGTCGCGCAGATGCTCGATCAGGGTGTAGTCGTAGGTCGTGTAGCCGCTGATTGTCAGCTCCTGGCGCTTGATGCTGCCGAAGACGCGGTCGAGCGCCATGGTGCGGTCGATCTGGCAGTGGTCGGCATGGGTCTTCTCGGGCACCTTGACGACGCTGATTTCCTTCGTGCCAGTGTACTGGACCGGCATGATCCGACCCTTCGTGACGTCCCGCATCTCGTCGGCGGTCGGCGTATAGGGCAGTCGGTCGATGCAGCCGCCGACGATGTTGAACTCGGACATGAACCGCTCAACCGTCTCGCGCAGTCGGACGTAGGGCACGACGGCGCAGTGGAAGATCTGCAGGTTCGAGTAGCTGGAGCCGGTGGCCAGTACGATGTGGCAGGCGATGCCGACGTCGATTCCGATCCAGACCTGAGACGACTTCGTCACGTTCGGCTGGCCCGGTGACTTGAGGACACGCTTGATCTGCTCGACCGTCAGGCGCTCGTCCGCTCCCGTGAAGGCCTGTCCCAGCACGGTGTTGTGGAAGCGACGGATGGCCTCACGGCGTCGGTAGTTCAGCAGCTGCGTGACGATGTAGCTCGGTGGCAGCCGGTTGGTGGAGAAGGGCGTGATCCGGTAGCCGCGTGCGTGAGCCCGGCTCGGGAACTTGGACACCCACTGTCGATTGTCCTCGCGACCGAGGTCGAGCGGGTTCTCGCATCGCTCGCACATCACGAAGGCGTTCACGATGTCGAGGCTCTGAGCGATCTTGTCGTCGATCTCGGTGAGGTCTTCGATATGGTCGGGCAGACCCGGCAGGTTGATCCACTTCCGCTCGAACATCGGCGACTGCCAGTGGCCGCAGGAGTCGCATTTGACCAGGAACTCGTGCTGGTCGGACTGCTCGTAGGACAGATCGATGCCATAGCTGTGGAAGGTCGGAGTCGAGAAACGCTGGTTGATCTTATAGGACGAGTTCTGCAGGCGCGAGTTGAACAGCGCCAGCATCTCCTGGTCGGTGAGGTCGACCTCGTCGTTCATGACCATGTCGGCTGAGATCGAGGTGGCGTCACCTTCCGACGCGCCGGTCAGGTAGAGCCAGCTGTCGCGCAGCTGCACGATGTCTCGGCTGCGGACCATCTTCTCACCCTTGCGAGGGAAGAAGACCTGGTCCTTCTGGATGATCGGCTGCACGCGGCCCTGCGAGACGCGCTTGAACATGTCGTCGTCCGGCATGGTGTAGATCGCCGTCATGCCATTATTTCGCATGAGCCATGCCAGAATCTTCCGGATTTGGATCTCGGTCATGCCCACCTGGGACGGTTTGATCACGTCCATGTTCGGGTGCATGTCGTCGGCGATAGCGCGCTGGAACGGGTAGCGAGCGAAGGAGAATGGGCGGCCATTGAGCTTGGTGTTGGCGACGATCCAATCGCTCACGCTCATCTCTGCCTTGTCATGGGCATATCGATTCTGCAGCAGAGCCAGGAATTCCGCACTGTACTTGTTCACGCTGTACCCCTTGGCATTGGGCGGCGAACTGCCGGACCAGTTCGCCGCCCTGCCGCCCCTGCCTCACACCCACGGCGCTTTCTACGGCGCGACTGCGATAAAAGCAAGCGACCAAGCGCCTTTCAATTTTTCACTTTGTCCTTGCAATAGTTTTCTACAGTGTATAAAAGTTCGCTCCCAACGCAATTCGAGGCACCCGTGGATTACCATTTTCCCAGTATTCCCAATGACATAGCAGGCCAATTCGGCCTCATGTTGATGATCGCCAAGGACAAGCCGGACTACTTCGACGCGCCGAACTGTCCGTATCCCGACGCTCTCAAGACGCTCCTCAAGGAGCTGACGGCCCCGAAGCCGGTCGCGCCCCCGGCCATCGTGAGCGTCGATCCGGTCCTTCCCGAGGACAAGTGGGTCACTCTGGAGCGGGAAGCGAAGAAGGTCTTCGACGATCTGAAGGCCTCCTACCCCGACATTCAGGTCCAGGACGTCGCCGAACGCATGTCGTTCTTCCGCACTGCGACGTCCTTGCTGGAGAAGCTGGTCGGCCTCCAGGAACGTGCGGTCGGTTTGAAGCAGATGTCGGAGTTCCAGAACACCATCATCCAGTTCTTGGACGAGATCTGCGACAACAATCAGAAGACCATTCTCATGGAACGAATCAAGGCCCTACAGTTGAGCGAAGGAGCGAACCGTGTCATCCAAGAAGACAAACCTGTGGTCAAAGCTAAGTCGGCATCTCAAGATCGTGGTGGCGAACCCGACTGACTTTGAGCCCAGTCAGTTCTTCGCACTCGGACTGCTCGAATTCTCCGAGTGGCCGCAGGAGCTTCTGGTCGCCCACTGGTTCTGGGACGGCAGCGGCAGCGAGGAACACCCGACCGTCCGCGTCGGCAAGGAGATCCACACGGTCCGCCGGGTTCTCTACTGCCTGACGGCCAACGATCCCGAGCCTCGGAAGGGCGTCTACTTCAAGGTCCACTGCAACGCAGTCGGCTGCGTGAACCCCAGCCACTTCCATCCGGAAGCAAAGAAGGGTTTCACACTCAATCCGGACACTCCCGTCTACAAGGAAGCCGTGGTTGAGCCGAACGATCTGGAGGATTTGGCTCAGGAGTTGATGGGTATCGTCGCAATGCGAGAGCCCGAGAGCTTCAAAGAGCTGATGAGTCGAGATTTCGTCAAGGAATTCACCGAAGATCAGGTTCGAGCAGCTCTCAAGTTCGCCGAACTCCCCGTACCCGCCTAGGACAATCATCATGAGTATCATGGACCAATTCATGTCTGGTAAGGCCGAAATCCTGCCGGAACACGACAAAGAAACGGGCGAAATCGTCGAAAAAGTCGTCGAAAACACCGAAAATCCGCTCGAATTGAGCAAAATTCAGCATATTTTCGCTGAAACAGCGCCGTTTTACTTCGCTGCTGGCCTTCCGGTGATCCCGCTTGCACAGAGCAGCAAGCGCGCCATCCTGGACAACTGGGCCGCTTACCACGACCACATGCCGGACGAGGAGACGCGGGCGACGTGGCTCAAGAACTATGCCGATGGCAACATCGGACTGGTTCTAGGCTCGGCTTCCGGCGTTTCGATGATCGACATCGACACCGAGGACACGGAACTGGCCCAGGCCCTCATCGCCGTGCTGCCCGAGAGCCCGTGGTGCAAGATCGGCAAGAAGGGTGTCACCCTGGCGTACCGCTACAACGGCACGCGCTCGTTCCGCATCCGTGGCAAGGTCGGCGGAATGATCATCGAGCATCTGTCGTCGAAGACGCAGACCGTGATGCCGCCGTCGATCCATCCCGACACGATGCGTCCCTACGTGTCGAACTGCAATCTCTGGGAAGTGAAGTCGCAGCTTCCCTCGTTGCCGCTCGACATTGAGGAACAGCTTCGCACCATGCTGACGAAGCGTGGCATCGAGCTGTCGGCCCACGGCTACACCAAGCTGTCCGACAAGGTGTCGGTTGGCTCGCGGGACATCTCGATCACGCAGCGCGCGGGCATGTATGCCACGTTCGTCATGCGTGGTGAGAAGTCCCTGATCGACGCCGCCAATGAGCTACGCACGAACATCTCGATGATGGTCGAGGATGTGGCTGGTGACCCGGTGGATCCCGAGAAGCACGTCCGCAACATGATCATGTTCATGAAGCGCGACGTGTTGGAGAAGAAGAAGCGCCTGCCGAAGGGTTGGGATACTGGCCTAACCGACGAGCAGAAGACCGAACTGGGTCTGGACTTCGGCCAGAACGAGGTCGAGTGGTCGGCGACTGAGATGATCGCCTACCTGAAGAACGAGTTCGAGACGAACCCGATTGAGGGCGAGGGCCGTATGCAGGCCATCGACCGTATCCTCGATCAGATGAAGAACACGAAGTCGCTCAACGACATCGACCAGGATCGGGTGTTGACCTACATCACCAACACCTCGAACATGAACATCAAGATCGGCACCCTGCGGAAGTCTCTGCGGGAGCGTCGGCAGGGCGAGATCACCGGTACGACTCACGGTCAGATCGCCGAGTGCTTGATCGAGGACTACAACAAGATCAGTCCCCTCCGCTACTGGAACGACAAATTCTGGCGTTGGGGTGGATCGCACTGGGAGCGCGTGGAGAAGAACGAGATCCTCTCCAAGATCGTGAAGGACTACGGCGAGCTTCCCGCTGCGAAGCGGTGGTCCGACCACAACGGCATCTACGGCACGATGTCGGCTCTGTCTTCGGGCCAGCTGGCCGAGACTCGAGAGTTTGGCGTCAACTTCGCCAACGGGTTCCTGCTGCGGAACATGAAGCTAGTCGAACATTCACCCAGCCACGGCATGCTCTACACGCTGCCCTACCGCTATATGCCCGAGGACAGCCATCGCTGCACCAAGTGGCTCGCGTTCCTGGAGAAGATCTGGGGAGAAGACGAGGACTATCTGGAGAAGGTGGAGTGTCTGCGCGACGTGATGTGCATCACGATGTTCGGCCTCGGGACGTCGATGCAACGCGCCGTGTTGCTCTACGGCATCCCACACTCAGGCAAGTCGCAGATCATGGGCGTGATGGAGGGACTGATGGACCCGTCCACCGTGTCGATGGTGTCTCCGAAGATGTGGGGCGACAAGTTCTCTCCCATCGGCATGCTGGACAAGCTCCTGAACGTGTGCGGTGAGTTGGGTACGTCGCAGAAGATTGACGGTCCCAGCTTCAAGACCATCATCGCCGGTGAGCCGCTGGAAGTTCAGTACAAGGGCAAGCAGAACTTCGGTGCCCGCTTCATCGCCACCCACTGGTTCGCCTCCAATCATGTGCCTCGGTCGGACGACGACACGGGTGGCTTCGTCCGTCGCTGGATCACGCTCACTTTCAACAAGAAGATCACGGCGACCGAGAAGATCGACCGGTACTCGGAGATGTTGCTGGCCGAGGAGCGCGAAGCGATCTGCGCGTGGGTGATGGAGTCCGCGCACAAGTTCCAGAAGACGACGAACCCGACGTTCCCGAAGTCGCATCAGGCGTTCGTCCACGAGATGTTCAACATGCACAACTCGGTTCGGATGTTCTTC